TCTGCTAATTCTAAAAAATTGTCACGGGCATTTAGATCCACACGAAATGCAATGCTTTGTCCTAAAAACGCAATGAGATCTATCAGCGCTAGGTATTCAGAACTTTCAACATAGTCATTGAAATCTTCAGGATAGTTTTCTCTGATATATGATATCATCACTCTGCGAAGATTCTCAAAGTCGTAACTTTGAAAATCAGCATTTCTAAAAGTCTGATATATGCGTTTCCAGTCTTCAGCAACTAGTAATCGATTCTGACGATCGGTAGATGACATCGTTTATCCTTGTTCAGTATATTTATTTGTAAATTAAACTACGCATTTAACTTATTAGACCATTGTCTTGATCAAATTTAAATTGCAAACTTTCACTTATATTAAAATTCAAATATACCAATTCACATTCAATCTGTATGCCACTTTCGTATTGATTTACAATAATTTGATCGGCCTTGATCCGAGGATCGTAATTTATTATTTCTTCAACATTTTTTACAATGGCATTTCGAATTTCAGGAGTGAATGGCTCATACAACAGGTCCCATATCACTGTGCCAAATGTGGGATTTTCTAACTTTTCGCCCTGACGAATGTGAAAATGATTTATTATGTCTTGTTTGATCAATGCGAGATCATACAGTCCAAAATTTTCAGTAGCATCGCTAATTGTGCTAAACCCTTTGTAAATTTTTGTGTTGGGAGTTTGTTGAGATTTACCAGGTCCCTTGACTGTGATTCTATTATATAATCTGTTGTTGATTGTCATATTTCGCTTGCTCCTGAAATTTTAGCAAATGTATCTGTTCCGGTAGTGTATTTTTTCCACAGTTCCGCAGGATCTGCAATTGAACTAGAATTGCTTTCATTTCTATCATCAATATCTCTGTCAGTTTGATCAGGTTTAAACTTCACTGGATCGAGATTTTCATGGTGAGGCCAAGGTTCGTGCGTTGGTATTCTACGCATGATTGACTGCGTTAATTCACTGCCTTCTTCATCTGGAACACTGTGAGTTTTTAATTCTTTTGGTAATTCTGCTTCGCTGGCGGCGCTTGCTGAACCAGCGGTGGATGCTGTAGGTCCGTTGAAATTAATATTACCTCCAGAGATAGTGGTGTTAGCCGCGTTAATTTCCATATTGCTGCCTGATGTTTGAAAATTATGGCCGCCGATGTTAAGGTCAAAATTTCCACCTACAGTATTAGTAAAATTTCCATCATATAGCGCATCAACATTTCCCACTGTATGGTGCAGATAATTTGCATCATATAACATATTAACATCTTCTTTTACATGATGTGTATATGTTGTATCGTAAGTAATATCCACTGCCTGTTTAATGTGTATTTTTTGATTAGCATCAACTATTAGTATTTGATCACCAATAACATGAGTATGCATTTCTTGAGCAACCTTGATATTTAAATTTCTTCCTGCTTCAATATTGATATCTCTGTCTGCATAAAAATTTAAATCTTGTTTAGTATGTAGACTAACACTGTCTTCTGCATAGATATCAATTTTGCCGTCACTGGTCATTTCAATCCAACTGGTGCCGCGGGCATTGCCAATATAAATTAAATCTTCTGTATTGTGTAGCAGTATTTGATGACCTGTACGTGTTCTAAATCTCAATAACTCATTGTGGGGTCTATAAACATCACCGTCACTTTCACCGTCTTCAACTGCTGCATATTCAGGGGGACCTTCTGAGGGTGATGTTTTACGAAGAAATTTGTCATCACCATCATCCATGACAAAACTCGAGCCACCAATTCTGCTGATAAATGCTTCGTTAGCAGCATGTTCAAATTTTCCAACTTTTCCACGTGGACCTTTTTTATCAATTGGTCCGGGGGTCGATATGCCAAACACAGCACTGGGAATTTCTCTTCTGGCACTAGATGTGGTAATACCTCTAATGTCATCCTCCAACAGGCCTTGTTCAAGATATCTGTCTTGCAAAAATGGATGAAAAGGTTTTAACAATCGTGTGGTATCTTTAGCACTGATATCGTTGGCTTTTTTATTATATTCGGCAACAGGAGTTCGTGATTTATCGCCATCTAGATTAAATGACGTAGCAGCATATCCTGGCATCATAAAATTTACATTAGGGTCTAACACACACCCAATCCAGAATCCTCTTCTGGGATCTCCGTCTATAAAGATTACCACAACTGTGTTGCCAATGTCGGGCGGCACCATCCACATGCCGTATGATTTTTGTGTGCTGTTGTATTCGTTGTTTTCGTCCACATACGCCACACTGGTACTGCCAGCAAACGGACTTAGGTATTTGACCTGATGCACTTGACCTTCCCTAGCATTTTGATTGCCGGATTCGTGCAACAGTTCCACCTCTAGTGTGCCCATATAATAGGGATCAGTAATACTGACTACTCTGGCCAAAAAAGGTCCCGGACGAGCGTCCGGTTTGGCGCCATCTGCTAGTCTATCGTCGTTACTCATTATCCGTTCCAATCGCCTAGTGAGGCATTGTTGTTTGTTATTTCTTGATCACTTATGCTAGATTCGGTACCAACACTGTCTGCTTCAATATTGGCAATGGCCTGTTCGTAATCAGGATCATCAGATTGCAGCGATGTGTCAACTGGAGGACCAGCATCTTGGTTGACACCTAGACTTACCACTGGAGCATTCCTGTCCACTAATTCTTGATGTACTTGTCGTACCATGCCCAACGTTTGTGTAAATTTGCCTCCACTGAACCTGCTTTCTACACGTTGGATCTTGTACAGCCCACTAAAACTTTGTACTAACATAGAACTGGATTCTAAATTTTTGTACACATTAGTGCCTTCTTGAATGTCCGTAGGTGTTCTAAAATTAACGACTATATAGATTTCAGTATTCTGATAATTCATACTGCCGTCACTGTTGATCATTCGGTAGTTGGTTTCAGGACTGGAATAATTTCCAATTCCGCTATCACCAAGAAAATAAGGATCTCCATGAATTTTCAAATCTGTATTCACTAGGTCCTGTCCTAACACCAGTGCATCCATAAAATTTCTAGCTATTCGTGTGGAAATATCTTCTTGGCCGCCCCCGCCTTTTTTATCGGTGCTGCTTTGAGTAGCAGTGTACGACACTTGTCTGGTAGTAGCGTTGGCAATGTTGTTGGCGCCGCTGTCAAATGTGGGTTCTTTGTCTACTTCTGTTGCGTCTTGTCCTGTTTGTTGTTTAGTTTTAGTATCTTGGGATGATTTAAATCCGTCAGGAGCCACTGCTTTTTTAAAAGTAGCATCAAGATTAATTTGAAAATCTATTATTTCAGTATTCTTTCCTGTGTATATGTAATCATAAACTTTGATCGCTTCTTCTTTTAATTTCCTAGCACCTTTTGGTGCTGCGCCAGGCGGCAACAGTATTGCCGAATTGACCTTGTATGACACTACCCTGTACACAATTAATTTAGGAAAATCGCCAGTTTTACCTAAATTGGCCGTGGTTTTCTTTTGATATACTTGCGGATCAATACGCCACCATGGTACCATACCAGCATCGTCAACTTGTCCATCACGCAGCGCCTGTTTGGCGTAGTCACTCATTATCACCACTTGATTAATTACGTTGGTAATGTCAGTACCTTGTAAAAATTTAAAATCACTAGTGGTCACATTGACTTCTAAATTTCCTCGTACATAGACACCTTTTTCTGCATCGTAAATAGCATTGTCTTTGCCAAATGGACTGTCACCTTGCCTTGCGGAAGTAAATCCCATGCTGGCTGATCCGACTGTGTTAACTGATCCTGATTCTTGCACTTGAGTTTTGTTCAATTCACCAGTGCTTCTTTTTAATTTTAATTTGCTGTATATGTCAGCATTTCCATCAGAATTCTTGGGACTTTTTGTTGCAGAGTTAATGTCTTCTGAGGCCGATTGCAACGGTGATGACGGATCATCGGGGAATAATATCACAATTTCATCTGGTTCACGATTGTCAGTTTTTGCCTGTTCTTTTAGATAATCGTTAATCACACGTTGCAAACTTTTTTCTCCAGTTTGTAACATTTCTTGAACTGTTTCTCCGCTGATGTTTGTATCACTTTGAATCATTTGGAAACTTTTGTTAAAGGCTACATTATTATAAGGATTGGCAACAATTTCATACTCGGTACCTTTGGTAGTAACTTGAGCCTGGATTGAAGCAAAAGTAAAAGGATATAATCTTCTTTCTAGAGGTAACGAAGCAGCCAATTGATCTTCTGTGTGCCCAACAAAGTCAATGGTTAATAAAAAAGGAGATCCAGACAGCAAGTAAGTTGGATATCCTGCATCTTCAGCAGCAACTTGTAATGCCTGAGCAAACAATCCCATACTGTAAGGTTCGATCACTTTGAATCGCATTCCTATTATATTGGTGTTTTTGGCGTCTTTGCTGAATGCACATTCATGTGATATAGTTAAATCATCCATAAAAAAATCATATTTTCCAAATGCTGTGTTGACTCGATTTTCTGGATTAATTGATCCGCTGGCCAACACTAACTGATTAAATCGGCCAGCGCGGTATGTAGAATCAGGAAAATTTATGCTTTGATTATCAAGACAAGATATAGTAAAAATGTAATTGTAACTGGCAAATTTACTTAGAATATTGGCAAATGGTGGTTTTTGAGAAATTGTATTTTTTGTTTTTTTACCTTCGGAATTTTCATTGATATTGCCAAGATTTACTTTTAACTCAGGAACAAAATTTCCCAAGGCACGCCCAACACCACCCAGCAATTGTCCGGCTGCTGAGGCCAATTGATTGCCCAATTGTGGCACAATGCTAGTAGGGTTGGTTATTGCTCCTGCGAGACTTTTTGCAGCGTTGACGCCTTGTACAATGCTGGCACCAGTTAACACTGTCGAAACTGCCTTGGTTGCGGTAGTTGCACTTAATTTGTCAAGACCAAAATTAGACATATCAAACTCCCAGTGTTGAAACTAATCCAGACTTTTTAGGAATAAAAATCTGTGTGCCGGCGACAAAATCAAACACAGGATCTTGTATTATATCTAGATTTCTTTGTGCAAATACCCACCAAAGTTTAGATGTACCGTACAGATCAAACGACAACAAATCAGGTCTATAGGTATACTGAGGTTCGATAGTGTAAAGATAATCATCTTGTTCTGCAGATACTGGTCTAATTTTTAATATGTCAAGATAGTCTTTGGCAATTCTAGTAGAAAACCAAGGACTAGTGTTGGGATAAGTGCTGTTGACTGACATTAGATATATCCTGTTCCATTAGATTTAATATAGTCACCATTGACAAACTTTTGTAGACTAAATGTTCTAGCACTGTCTCTACTGTATATTGGTTGCAATTGAACTGTCATTGAACTTTTTGTGGGCACATAAGTTTTTCCGCCGCTGGTGCCGCCGCCAGCATTGGCCAATTGTTGAGCAAAACTACTGATTGAGGTGGCTACACCTGAAATCCCCTGTATAACATTATTGGCTCTGCTTAATGCTGCTCCGGCTCTTGGATTTATTGCTCCCAGTATGCCCACTGCGGCATCAGCTAGCCCAAATGCTGCACCAAACTGATCCACATTGGCTGCTGCTGACATATCTGTAGCAATATAGTCACTGGCAGCATCAAGATCCACGCTGAAGTTGGTAACCACTACTGGTACATTTTTAAACACAAATTCACCATAGGCGCTGAAATATAAAATTGGTGGAGGATTACCTGCTAGTGCATCTTGGCCGCTGAACATCTTGGTCACTGATCTTAAAAAATGTACCATAGATACCCAATAGGCTGCTTGCACACTGTCTTCACAATAAAAAGGTGCAGTGATATTAATCGAGTCTGCTTGACTGTTTACATAACTTTGAAATGCAAAATTTTGATGTAATGGTTTAGTAGCATCATAATTTGCACTGTTACTGAGTCTTATACTAGGAGTATACGGAAATACTGCGCCGCCTGCGGCTCGTAACGGTGCCAAGATCGGACTACTGGTAAAACTGTCTATACTGGGAATACTTAATCGCACACGCCAGTCATTATCACTAAACGTAGCAGCGGCATTGTTTATTTTACCAGTAGGCTCACCGTTAGTTGGAACATTGATACTTCTAATTGAACTGATAATGCCGCCGGCTGCTGCTAAATTATTAAGAGCGCCACTGAGTCTGTTGGCTGCGCCGCCAACATTGCCCGGAATAGAGCCAATAGATCTAGCCGCGGTGGCCAGTGTGGCTACGCCGGATCCGAATCTGTTACTGTCAAAAATAGATGCCATGTGTACTCCCAATATCATCATATTTAGTTGACAAAATTAACTGTATAGTTTAAAATAGCATAAGGAAAGATATAATGAAAATAAATTATTTGAACAATAAAGACATTTTAGAAGAGATACATCGCAGTAAAAATTCATTTAGTTCTTATACACAACCAGAATTTCATCAATACGATATTATTTTACCAACTGTAGAAAAGATCAATATTCGTACTGTTGCAGAGGCTAAACGTGCTAAAGCAAAACGATTAGGGGATGCTGAATATCATCGACGATGATGATATCTTTTTTATCGAGAATGCTATTAAGATGCCAAGCAATGACACTTCCAATCATGCCAGCACCACCCGTAAGTATTATCATAATATGATTGGCTTTAAATAATTAAGGCTGTTTCTTTTCAACAAGCGCAGCTCTTTTTTTAGTGATGGCTGAATTGTTAGCTTCTTTTTTAGCGGTCCAGTTTTTATCAATCCAACCTTGTAAATTTTCTAGAATTATACCTTGCATCGCATCAATCCAATCTGGATTGTCATTGAGAGCAGGGATATAACTAAAGCTTTTACCGCCGTGGCTTAAGAAAATGTGTCTACCTTCAATATTAATTTCTTCTAAGGTTTCTAAGCAGTCACTTGAGAATCCTGGACAAATAACATGAACATTTTTCTCTTTCTTTTTTCCTAGGTCAGCCATCATTTCAGCGTAATAAGGCTTTAGCCATTCGGCTCTTCCAAAGCGCGACTGGAATGAGACTACATATTCGTTCTCTTTTAAT